AAGGTGCTAGAATAACTATAAATCCACTTGGCGGAAGAACAGTAAAAGAATACGTGTAACACTATATAAAGTGTCCACTATACCTGTACAAAGGTAATAGATGCTGCTATAATAAGTATATGAAAAATACCCACTTAGAGCATATAGAAGATGAGATCCTCAACAGAGGGTCTGAAGGTGGTAAAGATGTTATAGATTTTCTAGAGGATATTGGTAAGTTTCTTCATCAACGACCAAACGAAGTCAACATCACTACCAAGTGGGACGGTGCG